GTTCAGGATAGAAGAAAAAGATGTAGGATTTATGGTCTGTATGCGGTTTTGAAGGCACATGCCTTTGTGATCCTCGATAGCTCAATGGTAGAGCATTCGGCTGTTAACCGAAGGGTTGTTGGTTCGAGCCCAACTCGGGGAGCTGACCTGCAGTAAAAACTGCAGGTCTTTTTTTGCTTTTTATAGAATGTATGCTTGATGCGAACAGGAACTGTGAAGTTACAAAAAATGAAAGAAATTAAAAAAAGTACTTGATATTTATAAATATCTATGCTAAAATTGTTAATGTCGCTGAGAGATTCAGCAAAGTAAATAAGGCTCCTTGGTCAAGCGGTTAAGACATCGCCCTTTCACGGCGGTAACACGAGTTCGATTCTCGTAGGAGTCATTTCGTAAAAGTATATACGGATATGCCGATGTGGCTCAATTGGCAGAGCAGCTGATTTGTAATCAGCAGGTTATCGGTTCGAGTCCGATCATCGGCTTCTGGACCTTTAGCTCAGTTGGTTAGAGCAACCGGCTCATAACCGGTCGGTCCTGGGTTCGAGTCCCCGAAGGTCCATTCAAGCTATCAAATATTAAAATATTTGATGCAAAGACAACAAGTTATACTTTTACAATGTATGGCCCAGTGGCTCAGTTGGTTAGAGCGTCGCCCTGTCACGGCGAAGGTCGTCGGTTCGAGTCCGATCTGGGTCGTTTAATGGGATCTTAGCTCAGCTGGGAGAGCATCTGCCTTACAAGCAGAGGGTCACAGGTTCGAGCCCTGTAGGTCCCATTTATAATGAATATGCCGTAGTGGCGGAACTGGCAGACGCCCGGGACTTAAAATCCCGTGGGTAGTGATACCCGTACCGGTTCGATTCCGGTCTGCGGCAGCTTAAAAGCCCCATATTTTGGGGCTTTTTTTTATTTTGTGTTGTATTTCGTGTTGCATAGCTCGTTAAAATGCTGATTTGCAATATCATCCATTTCTTTTGTTTTGTCTGCCAAGGCATGTCTGTACACCGCTTTTAGCGTCCCATCGTTCCCCCAGCCGCCACGCTGCATGATATAACTGTCTGGTATGCCAAGTGCGTGCTGAATAGATGCAGAGTAATGTCGCAGATCATGGAAGCGAAAATGAGGAAGCCCAGCCCGGTGCAGGCAGGATCGAAAGCGATCCGTAATATTGTTAGGAGTGAGATTTACAATTCGCCCTGTTTTTCCTCTCCATTTTTCTGCTACGAAATCAGGAAAATCAATATACCGGTCTCCAGCGTAGGATTTTGGCGATTTTATTATCCAGGTGTTATCTTCTGTGCGTACCATGTTTTTGATCACGTGTACGATATTACCGGAAATGTCTGTAGAATCTAAGGCACATATTTCACCACGTCTCATGGGGCCAAATGCGGCTAAGAGAATGGGAAGTTCCATTTCCGTTCCTTCGGATGCCCGGATCAGACGTTTTACCTCCTCGTCTGTCGGAATATACAGCTCTACACGCTGCTTTTTAGGCAGGGAAGTATTCAGTGCGAAATCAGGGCGATATTGTTTTAGAACGGCGGATAAGAGTCCATGGCTGTTTCGTACAGTTTTGGGGCTGTGATTTACAGATTCAAGATTGATAGCGATTTGGATATCTTCCTGTGTAATGCGACTCAGGCGAATGTTCATCAGTGACTGTAACGATGTTCTGCGGATTCGTTTGTAGTCCATAATCGTACGTGGCGACAAAATGGATTCTCTGGATTGAATGTAATTATCCATGGCAGTTCCCAGAAGCATATCTGCAGAACGGCTGCGTTGATCTTTGTTTGCGGCAAACTCAGCCGCCGCCTGTTCTGCGATACGCTTGCCTTTTGGACCCGGTATATTGCTCGTAAACGATTCATATATTCGTTTCTTTTTTATGCTTCCGTCAGGATTTTTGATTTCTTCTGTGTGACTGTACACCAGGCAACGCCAGGATCCTGACGGTAATTTTTTTGCTGTTGGCATAGTATCATCCTCCTTGAAAATGGGTATAAAAAATACACCTGTACAGGTGCTGGAGGATTGTGGTATAATCATCTTGCTTAAGGAGTGATTATACCGGTCTCCAGACCTGTATAGATTCGCTGATCCGCTTCGGTGCTGGTAACATCGGAGCGGATTTTGTTATTCTGTTATATCTATTTCTCTAATTCCATATATGCCGCTGTTATTGCTGGAATTGTTATATTCTGACCAAGAACACTTGTGTAAGATTCTTCTCCAGAAGCCTCGCCGTAAATAGCAACGATATCATCCTCGATAAATTTGCTGTCGGATTTATTTGCATAATATACATATATGCTGTCAGACCATAATCCCAAGTCATCTTTTGTAACATGTATCAGGTATTCAGACTCACCATTTTCTGAATCATAAGCAACTTGCTGTATTTGTCCCTCGAATTTTACTTTATTTCCTTTATATTTTTCGGCAGATCTTGCAAGTTCTTTGTATTCAATTTCGCCACATGCGGCTTTATAGTCTTTTTCGGACATATTGCTTGCATCTTCGCTTAATTTATAAGAATTTCCGCTTCCATATATAAGCAGTGCAATAACTGCCACAACTGCAATAATCAGGATCCACTTAAGTTTTCCGCCTTTTTGCTTTTTACGACAATTAGGGCAGACCTTCGCATCATATGGTATTTCGGTTTTACAATGTTTGCAAAGTTTTGTTGTAGGTTTCTCTTTTTTCATATCTCATTTTCTCCTTGTATTTTACTTTTCACGCTGCAAAATCTGGAATTCTGTATTACTGATAGGGCGTATCTGGTAATAATCCTGCAAATTTATATTGAATTCAGTTTCTATTGCGGATAGATCGAAAGATATTGGCTTATCAGAAATATATACAAATAAATATCCATTTTCTGTTTGCAGTGCATTTTTTAAAGTGACTACAGAATGTAATTTTTCGTTAAGAATTGGAATATACAAGTCACCTAAGTGATATAAGTTATCCTGAATCTTACGATCCAGTTCCAGCTTATCTACTTCGCTTGCTGGAGTTTTTTGGGGTTTGTTTTTATTTGCAATGATTTTTCTCTCTTCTTCTGACAATGGTTCAGATAGCAGGCGTACCGTATGAATCATATATAATACAGCTGGTATACATGCTATAATTTCATAAGTAGAAAAGTTGCTATGAACCACAGAGAAGATGACCTGCGATATGGCAAAAATCAAATATAAAAGACTGACGAACATGCTGGCAACTAAACTGCGATAATATAGCAAACCTATCGCAGAAGCAACTGCGAGAACTATAATATTAAAATAATTATAGGTAGTGATTGCCGAATGTTCAGATCCTTTCATGAGCCAAAAGCCGAAGATACTGACCAACAGACAGATTACATTTATAGCTCGAATAATTTTATATAAGCTTCCGTTGCCGTTTGGAATATAAGACTTTTCCCATAGTTGTACACCCAATTTTTTAGCAAGTTCTTTTGCAGGTTCGGTAAAGGTTGAATTGGTCATAACAACAGCTATATTGCAATCATAAAATTTTGCTCCAGCATACGCTTGTTGAACAGCCTGATTGCCAACAGGGTAGGAATAATATTTACATTGTATTCCGTATTTGACGTTTTCATTATAAGCAATGACATCAATTCCTTGATCTCCACTGCTTTTTGTGACCGTAACATCCCTAAATCCTCTTTGTTTCAAGAGTTTTGCACAATGATGTTCATATTGGTATCCATCCATTTGTTTTTATCCTTTTGTATATTTTTCGCTGCATAGAGGAATGATAACAATATGAAAATATTATTATCTCAATTCTTAGAACAGCACCACCTGTCAATCCGGCAGGCGGCAATTATGACCGGTGTTCCCCGGTCTACGATCGGCGACATAGTGACCGGTCAGGTATGCCCTACACTGGCAACTATGGAACAGTTGGCAGCAGGACTGAAAACCACTATTTCTGACTTGTACGAGTCTGAGTATAAGTGATTTTCAAAAAGCGTCCGGGATTCCGGACAACGCACAACTTTTTAGCTTCCGATACGTTTTATATAGTGAAAGGAAAATTTTACTAAAACAAATGTTCGAAAACAGTTGCATCACAAATATTTCTGTGATAATATGAAATTAAAATTTCGAACAAATGTTTGAAAAACGTGATCGGGAGGTACATATGATGGATTACAAAGCTGAGATTATAAAACTGATTAACAAACTGAACGCTTCAGATGAAACCTTTTTGAAACAGGTTTACATCATTATTAAGAAGCACTTTGACAGAAGAGAGGGACGTTAGTCCCTTTTCTTTTTTGCCAAATTGTCAGCCAGTTTCTCAGCCGCTTCCATAAGTACCTTTTGTGATGCCGGGGATAGTTCGTTGTAAGTTTTGACTATCTCCAAAATTACACTGTAAAAAGCGTTGTCTTTTCCTTCTTCTAACAGATCTGAAACAATACCAGCTATTTCCTCATCTTCCGAGAGCTGCTGGTACATCTCTCCATCACCTGTTTTCAGCCATTCTTCACTGACATTGAATTCACGGCATATTGCCCGGCTCATTTGTTCTGTGAGATTGCGTTCTCCTTTTTCGATTCTGGAGATTGCTACTTTAGTAACTCCGAGTCGACTGCCGAATTGCTCCATTGTCATTTCTAAGCTCTTTCGGATTTCTTTGACACGCTCACCTTGCGTCATTCATTCGCCTCCCTTCATTCTATTTTCTGATCTTAGAATAACACCGCACGAACAAAAAGTCAACAAAAAAAGTAACCAAAGGCAACAAAAAAGCATTGACAAAGTAACCAAAGGAAAGTATAATGTAACCAAGGTCAACGAAATAGCAAAACGCAGGAGGTAAATAAAATGTTGAAATCTGAATTTGAAAGCCTTGCAGGTAGAGCAGTAACCAACGAACAGTACAGAGCAATCGAAATATTATACATGAGCAGCAACCTTGAAAAAGCAGAATTTGTGAAAAGTATGAGACCGATGCTCAAGAACATCCCGCAACCGGAAAAGAAAAAAGACATCAAAAGAATGGTAGTGAGAGACCACAGCGGTTTCAGAAAGACACCGAACGGATGCTATTACCACATCGAATATGTTGAACTTGTAGACATCGACATCAAGACAGGAAAATACATCATCAAGCCACTTGAGGAGAAAGATTTCGAGCAGTTGGCAAAAGACGGACACGACCTTGTTTTAGACACATGGTTTGATTTTGATTATGAGGATTGCATCGACGAAAAGAAAAAGCCGATTGAACTGAAATATTAAAGCCGAAACGGGGCATAGTCCCCGTCCGATCACGATGGCAACGTGGTCGCCGATGATGGCAAGCCAATACAGAAAGGAGAGAATCGAATGAGAGAAACGAAAAAGAAGCTGTTGCAGGAAACAGTTACGATTCTGAAAAAGCTGGACAAAGAAAGCCTGGCGATCATCAGAAGCAACGCAGAGATTCTGAGAGCCAGAGATACTCTCGAAGAACAGAAAGCGGGGTAAGGAATAGAAAAAGTGAGGTGATAAGATGCCAAAAAGCAATTTTTGTCAGCCCAAAACAGACGAGCGTCTTGATTTTCTGAGAGAAGCCGTTGACGGCGGAATGTCAAGAAATAATATCAAAACAAAAGAGCTGTCACTCAAAACCGGCATCAACAAAAGTACGTTGTACAAACGTAGAAAAAAGCCGGAGACCATGACAATCGGAGAACTGTTAATCTTGAAAGACACATTGAAGATCGACGAGCATCTTTTGATGAAAGCACTGATTGAAGGGAGATAAAAAGCAATGAAAAGAAGAGAAACAGAAGTAACAGAAGAAGCGGAAGAAACAACCGGAGCTGGTGTGATTGCCCCGATCGTAGCCACAGCAACCGCAGCGTTCACGTTCTGGTGGCTGGGAAAGTACAGCACGATTTGTGAACGTGATATTGTAGGAACCACAATTACCGTGTGGTGTGCGGTAGTAATCCGCATCATGCTGTGGGCAGAGTAAGGAGGAAGCAGATGATCTGGGTAAATGAAGGACGCGACCAGGCGAGCATTAAGCTGATGAGACGAGCAGGACTGGATTCAAAACAATATATTTCAGTTTCGAACGAAAGTACACGCCTGCATGCAATGGATATCGAAACAGGCGAGTTTGTGATCATCGAAAAGAAAACGGCTGAAATAGTAAAAAGTCCCGGTGCTTTGGCGGGCGATCCGGGACACAAAAAATAATACTACAGCTCAATTATAGGGCAAAAGTAGGAGGTAAATCAAGTGAAAATCAATAAATTAGAGATTGAAAACGTCAAGCGAATCAAAGCGGTCCGATTGGAACCTGCACAGAACGGTCTGACAGTGATCGGTGGAAATAATAACCAGGGGAAAACCTCGGTACTGGATTCCATTGCATGGGCTTTGGGCGGTGAAAAATACCGCCCGTCTGAAGCGGCAAGGGCTGGATCAGCAGTGCCGCCAGCCTTAAAGATTGTAATGGATAACGGCCTGATCGTGGAGCGAAAAGGGAAAAACAGTGCACTGAAAGTAACAGATCCGTCCGGAAAGAAAGCAGGTCAGCAGCTCTTGAATGAATTTGTGGAGGAGCTTGCACTGAACCTTCCGAAATTCATGGAGGCATCCGGAAAAGAGAAAGCACAGACCCTGCTGAATATCATCGGCGTGGGGGATAAGCTGGCAAAAATCGAAAAGGAAGAAAAGGATCTGTATAACGAACGTCTCTATGTAGGACGCATTGCAGACCAGAAAGCGAAGTATGCAAAAGAGCAGCCGTATTACACGGATGCACCAAAAGACCTGGTATCCCCATCGGAGCTGATAAGGCAGCAACAGGAAATCCTTGCAAGGAATGGGGAAAACCAGAGAAAAAGAGAACGTGCGGTACAGCTTCAGGAAGAAGTGAAAAGAGCACATGCAGAAGTAAGCAGATTGGCAGAATTATTGGGAGAAGCAAAACAGAAGCATCTGCAGTTGGTCAAAGACCTGGACATTGCTTCGACCACGGCGAAAGATCTGACAGACCAGTCTACAGCGGAACTGGAAGCTAACATTGCCAACATCGAGGAGATCAATCGGAAGGTACGAGCTAACCTGGACAAGGAAAAAGCAGAAGATGATGCTAAAGAGTACCAGAGACAGTACGCAGACCTTACAGGCAAGATTGAAGGCATGCGTGAAGAAAAGGCGAAGCTTCTGGAACGTGCAGACCTTCCGCTTCCGGATTTGTCAGTTAAAGATGGGGAACTGGTCTACAAAGGTCAGAAATGGGACAATATGTCCGGCTCTGACCAGCTGAAAGTATCCACGGCTATTGTAAGAAAATTAAACCCGAAATGCGGTTTTGTGCTGCTGGATAAGCTGGAGCAGATGGATATGAATACCTTAAAAGAGTTTGGTATGTGGTTGGAGGCAGAAGGACTGCAGGCAATCGCCACACGTGTCAGCACCGGGAAAGAGTGCAGCATCATCATTGAAGATGGATATGTAACTGGCCAGGAGATGGTGGCCGAGGCACAGAAAGTAAAAAAAGAATGGAAAGCAGGTGTTTTTTAAATGGAGATTATCAGAGGTAAGATCCCGTGTGCAAAAAAAGTCGTGATCTACGGACCGGAAGGAATTGGAAAGTCTACATTTGCAAGTCAGTTCCCGGATCCCGTTTTTATTGATACCGAAGGAAGCACAAATTCTATGGATGTGGCAAGACTGCCGAAAGCATCCAGCTGGCAGATGATCCTGCAGCAGGTCGATTATGTGAGAACCCATCCGGAAGTATGCAAAACGCTGGTCATTGATACGATCGACTGGGCAGAAGCCATGTGCGTCCAGCATATCTGCGACAAGCACCGAAAGAACGGCATCGAAGATTTTGGTTATGGAAATGGTTATGTGTATGTAAAGGAAGAGCTTGGCCGTTTCCTGAACAAGCTTTCGGAAGTTGTGGAGGCAAATATCAACGTGGTACTTACGGCACATGCACAGATCCGAAAATTCGAGCAGCCGGATGAGCTGGGAGCCTATGACAGATGGGAACTGAAACTGGGGAAGAAAACGAGTTCCCAGACTTCCCCGCTGATTAAAGAATGGGCAGACATGCTGCTGTTTGCAAATTACAAAACTTTTTCTGTGGCAGTCGATGACAAGGGGAAGAAGCGAAAAGCCCAGGGCGGTGAGCGGGTTATGTATACCTCGCACCATGCATGCTGGGATGCCAAGAACCGTTACGGACTTCCAGAGGAAGTACCATTTTCCTATGCATCCATTGTACAGGTGATTGAAGAAGGAAAAACAGGATCATCCCCGGTACCTGTCAAAACTGTGACAGAAGAAAAGAAGCAGGAAGAACCGGCGGCGAAGGCTCCGGAACCGGTCAAGCAGGAAGAACCAACGGGACAGATGACAATGCCGCTTACAATGGAAGCAGCACCTCAGAAGACCGAAGAGAAAGGTTATACAGAACCGGATCCAAGAATCCCGAAAGCACTCAGAGACCTGATGATAAAAGACCAGGTGGATGAGTGGAACGTCAAGAGCGTATGCGAAACAAAGGGTTATGTCCCTTATGGGACGGAACTGTGGGAATACGATACCGTAAACCCTGGAATTGTGGACGGCCTTCTGGTGCCATGCTGGCAGCAGGTAAAGGCTGCGATCGATGCAATGTTAAACAGTGAAGAAATACCATTTAATTAAAATTAGGAGGACAATAACAATGAGTGAAGAATCAGGAAGAGAGTTTGGATGGGACGATGTCATCCAGAATGACGGACAGGAGTTTGAGCCAATCCCGGAAGGGGATTACGATTTTGTCATTGACAAGTTTGAACGCAGCAGATCATCAGGAAGTGCAAAGTTGCCGCCGTGCAACATGGCGGTCGTATACTTCCGCATCAACCATAAGGGCAGAGAAGTGACTATCCGTGAGAATTATATCCTGCACAGCAAACTGGAATGGAAACTTTCTGAACTGTTCTGTGCAGCCGGTCTGAAAAAGAAAGGCGAGCCGCTCAAGATGTGCTGGAACCAGCTCCCAGGAAAGACCGGAACGGCGAAAGTTGGTTTAAGACCTGGAACAAAGGATGCAAGCAAAATGTTTAACTTTATTGACAAGCTTTATGCGAAAGAGGCACAGGGATTCCAGCCAGGGAGATTTTAAATGGAATTACGACCATATCAGCAGGAGGCAAGAGAAGCCATATTTGAACAGTGGGACAGCGGGGTGAAGAAAACCCTGCTGGTCCTTCCAACCGGATGCGGCAAGACGATCGTATTTGCCAAGGTAACAGAGGACTGTGTCCGCAGAGGTGACCGGGTGCTGATCCTGGCACACAGGGGCGAACTGCTTAAACAGGCATCCGATAAGATACGGAAATCGACCGGGCTTGGCTGTGCAATGGAAAAAGCAGAAGAAACCTGCAAGGACAGCTGGTTCCGTATCGCGGTCGGTTCCGTGCAGACGATGATGCGTGAAAAGCGGCTCAGCCAGTTCGCAGAAGATTATTTTAATACGATCATCATAGATGAGGCACATCACTGTATTTCTGACAGTTACCAGCGTGTGCTGCAGCATTTCCCAGATGCACATGTACTGGGCGTGACAGCCACACCGGACAGGGGGGATATGCGGAACCTTGGTTCCTATTTTGAAACGCTGGCATATGAATACACGCTTCCAAAAGCGATCAAAGAGGGTTACCTGACGCCGATCAAAGCCCTGACGATCCCATTAAAGATTGACATGAGCGGCGTAACGGTACAGGCGGGTGACTTTAAAGCCAGTGACATCAGTACTGCCCTGGATCCGTATCTGCAAGGGATCGCGGAAGAGATGCAGAAGTACTGCAAAGATAAAAAGACGGTGGTATTTTTGCCACTGGTAAAGACCAGCCAGAAATTCCGGGATCTGTTGAATGAATACGGATTCTGTGCCGCAGAAGTAAATGGAGACAGCCAGGACCGGGCAGAGATCTTAAAGGATTTTGAAGAAGGGAAATATAACGTATTATGCAATTCCATGTTGCTGACAGAAGGATGGGACTGCCCATCCGTGGACTGTGTGGTTGTCTTAAGACCTACAAAAGTACGCAGCCTGTACTGTCAGATGGTGGGGCGTGGCACCAGGCTGTCACCGGGGAAAGACCACCTACTTTTACTGGATTTTTTATGGCACACAGAAAGACATGAGCTGTGTCACCCGGCAAGCCTGATCTGCGAGAACGAGGAAGTGGCACAGAAGATGACTGAAAATCTGGAAAAAGAAGCAGGTATGCCGGTTGACATCGAGGAGGCAGAGAAGACGGCATCGGAGGACGTTGTCGCACAAAGAGAAGAAGCACTGGCAAAACAGCTTGCAGAAATGAAGAGACGCAAAAAGAAACTTGTGGATCCGCTGCAGTTTGAGATGAGCATCCAGGCAGAAGACCTGTCCGGGTATGTGCCAAGCTTTGGATGGGAAATGGGACCACCTTCTGATAAACAGAAAAACGCACTTGAGAAGCTGGGGATCATGCCGGATCAGATCGACAACGCCGGGAAGGCAGCTAAGATATTAGACCGCCTGGACAAGAGAAAACGGGAAGGCCTTACAACCCCGAAACAGATCCGCTTCCTGGAGGGAAAAGGATTCCAGCATGTCGGTACCTGGCAGTTTGAAAAGGCGAAGAACCTGATCGACCGCATAGCGGCAAATGGCTGGCGAGTCCCAATGGACATAGATCCTGGAACGTATAAAGGAGTATAAAAATGGAACAGAGAACGAGTCTGACGGAGATCATAGAATACATAAATCCCGGTGACCTGAACTACCAGGAATGGATCAATGTCGGGATGGCGTTGAAACAGGAAGGTTATTCCATGGACTGCTGGGACGCATGGAGCCGCAGGGATTCTGGACGCTATCATGCAGGGGAATGTGCAAAAAAATGGAAAAGCTTCTCAGGCTCTTCTTCTCCTGTGACCGGCGGGACCATCGTACAGATGGCATTGGATCATGGATGGGTTCCGGAACGAGGCCATGAACTGGAATGGGATGACATGATCCAGAACGATGACCATGTCATCGTGAATAAAGAGTGGCTGGAAGGAATGGAACTGCAGGAACCGCAGGAATGGAACCCGGCTGCAGAACTTGTCCGTTACATTGAAACATTATTTGAGGCAGGGGACAATGTCGGTTATGTGACTGGCAGCTGGGAGCAGAAAGACGAAAAAGGGACACGCTGGCTTCCACAAAAGGGCAGCTGGGACCGTACGGCAGGGCAGCTGATTGAACAGCTGAACGGATGCCAGGGGGACATCGGGGCAGTACTTGGGGATTATAACCCGGAGGCAGGAGCGTGGATCCGTTTCAACCCATTGGATGGAAACGGATGCAAGAACACAAATGTCACAGAATACCGCTATGCATTAGTGGAATCAGACCATATGGAGATTGAAAAGCAGAATGCCATTTTAAGGGAACTGGAGCTTCCAATCGCATGCCTGGTATTTTCAGGGGGCAAAAGTCTCCATGCAATCGTAAAAGTGGATGCTACGGACTGCAACGAATACCGGAAAAGGGTTGACTATCTTTATGAAGTCTGCCAGAAAAACGGGATTGTCGTGGACACACAGAACCGGAACCCTTCCAGGCTTTCCAGGATGCCCGGAGTGATGCGAAATGGAAAGAAACAGTTCCTGGTTGACACCAACATCGGAAAAGCATCCTGGAATGAATGGTATGAGTGGATCGAGGGAATTAATGATGACCTTCCAGAGCCAGAAGGCCTGGGCGATGTATGGGATAACCTACCGGATCTTTCACCATGTCTGATTGAAGGCATCCTAAGAAAAGGACATAAGATGCTGATCGCAGGACCGTCAAAAGCAGGGAAATCTTTCTTACAGATTGAGTTGTGCGTGGCGATCGCAGAGGGGAAGAAGTGGCTGAAATGGGACTGTGCACAGGGAAAAGTGCTGTATGTCAACCTGGAACTTGACCGGGCAAGCTGTCTGCACCGTTTCAAAGATGTGTATACAGCTATGGGTATAGAACAGCCACAATACCTGCAGAACATTGATATCTGGAACCTGAGAGGTAAGTCGATCCCTATGGATAAGCTGGCACCAAAACTGATCCGGAGGGCTGCGAAAAAGGACTATGTTGCCATCATCATTGATCCGATCTACAAGGTCATCACAGGAGATGAGAACAGTGCGGATCAGATGGCGAACTTCTGTAACCAGTTTGACAAAGTATGTACAGAACTTGGCTGTGCAGTGATCTATTGCCACCACCACAGCAAAGGAAGCCAGGGCGGTAAGAAGTCCATGGACCGTGCTTCCGGTTCGGGTGTATTTGCCAGGGATCCAGATGCATTGCTGGACCTGATCGAACTGGAGCCAACCGAAGCATTGATGCAGCAGGAAGAAAACAAGGCGATTTGTAACGCCTGCAAGATGTACCTGGACAGCCGTTTTGCATGGCAGGATGATTTATCACAGGATGATCTTCTGAGCTGCAATGCAATGTGGAATTACTGCGAAAACAACCTGGACAAATGGCAGATGATCGCACTGAGCAGCATGGTAGAGAAAGAAAAGGCAAAAGTAAGGAGCAAGACAGCCTGGAGAATTGAGGGGACGCTTCGAGAGTTCCCAAAGTTTGAACCGGTCAATCTCTGGTTTGATTATCCAGTGCACCGCCTGGATGAGATTGGAAGCCTGAAAGATCTCCAGCTTGAGGCACAGGATCCGCCATGGAAAAAGGGAACCAAGAGCAATAAAAAGAACGCAGCAACGAGAAAAGCAGACCGGAAAAAAGCCCTGGAAACGGCATTGGAGGGAAGCAACTTTGGAGACGAACCGACAGTAAGTGATGTCGCAGATTATCTTGGCGTATCCGTAAGGACGGCGAGGGATCGTATAAATGAGCATGGTGATTATGTCATTGAAGACGGAATCGTAAGAAAGAAGAGCGGAGGGGAAGGCTGAAAGTTTAGGCTTCCCCGCAAAGTGGAAAAGTGAGGGAAAGACTGAAAATAAGACTTCCCCTCCGAGGGTGGATGTTGCGGGAAAGACTGAAAATAAGACTTCCCCTCCGAGGGTGGATGTTGCGGGAAAGACTGCTTTTTCAGTCTTCCCCCTGTTGCGGGGAAGACACATATATACTACGTATATATATTCGGGTTCCCCCTCACGGTGTCACGGGGGTAGGAGAGGGACGGGCCTTAGGGCTGCCCGGCCCCGTCTCCCTTCCCCCTCCCCGATGACAAGGGCACGGACAAAGAAAAAATGAAATTTAAGACTTTAAAGAGGTGAAGTGATAATGATTCAATTTTTTATGCCAATGGAACCGCCGACCGTAACACACCAGGAACATAAAGTTTCTGTGGTCAATGGCAAACCAGTGTTCTATGACCCGCCGGAATTAAAAAGAGCCAGACAGAAGATCATCGGACATCTGTGCAAGTATAAACCGGTAGACATGGAACCGTACCAGGAAGGTGTGAGACTGGTGACAAAGTGGTGCTTCGCACAGGGAGAAAAACATAAGGACGGAGAATACCGGATCACAAAGCCGGATACCGACAATCTCCAGAAGCTGCTGAAAGACTGTATGACAACCGTAGGATTCTGGGAAGATGATGCACTGGTAGCCTCAGAGATAGCCGAGAAGTTCTGGGCACGTATCCCTGGGATCTATATCCGGATTGAGGAGTTGCCATGACAGCGGCAGAAAAACAACAGCATTACCAGATCACAGTGGACTGTTGGAGATTGCTGCTGAAATATCAGGAACCGGTATCAGCACAGGAATACTGGGAGCGGCTTGTAGAAGACGCCAGGAAGATAGCAGAACGGTACGAGCATCTTCGTTTTGCAGAAAAGACAATCCTGGCTGTCTTAGAAGAAATAGATCGGATTTGGAGGACGAAGAGTGAAGAGATTAACAACCGCATATGAGCGGATTTGTGCAGATGGAAGTGCAGAAATGCAATACATGGCAAACGCATCGGATCTGGAGGTAGTAAACAGATTAGGTACATACGAAGACGCAGAGGAAGAGGGCAGATTGTTTATTGTGCCGTGTAAACCAGGTGATGAGGTCTATGAGATTGTTGAGGTTGAATTTCCTGAATGGGATTGTTACATCTGCGGATTTATCGTCCAGGATGTCTCAGCGAAACAGGTCAAGTATGCAGATGATTGGACTGACTGGGATGCCCCTTATCTGTACACGGACGAAAAAGAAGCACGAGCGAAAGCAGAGCAGCTGCTCCGCCAGAGGAACCGTCTGAAATCCGGATGGATTCCGGTGACAGAGAGAGTGCCGGAAAATGATGATTATGTGCTGATGTCGTTTGAAAACTTTTCTCTTCCATTGGTTGGGAGATACATGGACGATGAAAAATTAGGTGGTGCATGGTATCTGGGGGATTGCTTCGACGAAGATACCTGTCTGGCAAATGACCTGTTCGTCAATGCCTGGATGCCGCTGCCGAAACCATACAGGGAGGATGAATAACATGGCAATATACCATAAAACGTTGCAGTACCACGAAGATACTACAGAAAAGCGAAGCTTGAATGATAAGGACATTAAGTTCTTGATGGAATTGCAGAAAGAAATGAATACGCAGGACACGACAGAAACGGCTGAACCGAGATTCTGGGTCATCAAGGGTAGCGAGAGAGTGCAAGACGATGAGAACGCAGACGAACTTGTCTTGCAAGCAGATGGAAGCACCGTTACAAGCACAACGGAAGAAACAGTGAAGTACCTCAATGATAATATCCTGTCAGACTGCAATATCAATCGGGAAAACTGCAAAATTGGAAAGGGGTGTATATTGGATTTTATACTGATGTATACGGAAGATGGAGAAGAAGAGTATGAGGACTTGATAGCGGAGGAAGTGAATGAATTTCTTGCCAATAATGGATATGATGATGTCAGGATAGTTGGTATTTCGTTCAGACCAGTTGTGTATCCGAACACGATGTTTCTGACCGAAAAGGAAGCAAGGGAACATCTGGAACAAAACCATCATCATTACTCCAAGGATGCACATACCTACTGTATGCGTGCGTGGAGATCTCCGGAGGTGTGGTGGCTGTGGAAGATATTGCGGGAGGTGAAATGGGATGAATTACGACAGAACGTGTAGCACATGCAGATACCATGATGAGGGAATGTGTTATTGCCCGAAGAGCAACGAGTTTCGAGACGTTACAGCAGACACGCATCACTGTAGAAAATACAGACGAGACTGGGAACAGGCCATGACTGAAGCATTCATGAAAGGGGCGAGAAGATGAAAGATGAAAGCAGCTGGGAAGAATGCCAAACGGTGGGCACATTGTGTGTCCGGTATGCGAAGAAAGAGTATTGACCAGAAAAGGAGAACAGACAATGAAAGCAAGAACAATCAGAGAAACAGAGTACGCATGGGAGCAGATCGAGGAGATCCTGGCAGCAGGTAAGGCAAGAGAAACATTCGGAGAAGATGGACAGATCACAGTCCAGGTCGAAGGAATTGGAACGGCCCTGTTGAATATCCTGGACTACGACAAGGACAAGGCTGCGGATCCAGACATGCGAACAATGACATTGCAGTTTGCAGATCTTCCGTTCGATGAAATACCATTCGATGAAAACGGCTGTAACAAATGGGAGAAGTCCAGCATTCGCAGAAACATGAACAGCATCGCCTTCAAGGAGAGATTCGAGGAAGGGTTCAGAAGACTCCTGGTTCCTGTGCTGAAGGAGAATGGAGACAGAGAGGCAACACTGGACACATTTTTCCTTCTGTCCGTGGAAGAAATGAAGGACAAAGAAAAGAAGTATCAGCGGTTCAGATCAGAACGCGACTGCGTGAAAGTCAATCCGGAGCAGGAGACAGAGTGGCACTGGACAAGATCTGCGTACAGAGGCACCGCGAGCCTTACGTGGTATGTGTCCGCGTCCGGCTACGTCGGCCACGACTTCTACACAGCGTACAGATATCGCTTCGCCCCGGCTTGCGTCATCGGAGCGAAAGCAATCAAATAATCAGTGCCCGCCACGCAGGGCACAGGAGATCGAAAGGGGCGGGAAGATGAGCGATGAAAGCAGCAGAAAAAAATGTAAAACGTAAAGCACATTATGATCATCTGGAGCAGAGTGTTGATGCTGATGCAGCCAGAAGATTCCATGAACCAGCCGCAGTAAAGAGCAAGATGACAAAACTGGCATCAGTCAAAATTATAGAACATTACATAGAACACACCGATGATGAAGACGGTGAAATCCTGGAAATAATAGCAAGGAAATGCATGAGGGGAGGCGATGCCGGTGGAGATGACAGAAAACGACAAGAAAAAGGAGTTCCTGCGAAGATACAGGGAATGTGAACGGAGGGAGCAGGAGATCCTGGAAGAGATCCAGAGGCTCCGGATGGATCAGATGTTTCCATCCATGGTCAATGACGGGATGCCGAAAGGCAGCCAGCAGTCTGATCTGTCGGATTATGTGGTAGCTATGGAGAGACAGATCGGCCGGCTGAAACGGGAACGGCTGAAAAAAGCAAGGACACGTGAACAGATCGACCTGGCAATCAGACGTATGGAGAACCCGGATGAGCAGAGGGTGCTGCGACTGCGGTATCTGTGGGGGCTTAAGTGGGAAGAAGTAGCGGTAAAAATGAGTTACAGCTGGAAACAGATACACAGATTGCATAGTTCTGCGTTGGATAATTTTGAGATGACATAGAATGACACACTCCACCTGTGATATAGTGTAATCAGTTCAGTTTGGGAATGATGCTGACATGATTGGTTCTTTTCATTTACCTCTAAGTATTTTGGCAACTGCCGGGCCTCAACAGCCTGGCAGCATCGGAACATAGCTCAGCGGCGAGAGCAGTCTCATGAGTAGACAAGGGCGAAGGTTCGAGTCCTTCTGTTCCGATTTCCCTGATGGGGACATATAAGAATCCTTTCTCAAAAAGAATACTACATTTTCCGCAAGAAGACATCTGGCAGTGCCGGGTGTCTTTTTGTGGATAATGAAAGGCAAGTGAGACGAATGACAAGAAATATGCAGAGTTACGAGAATTTACAACATCGTATCTATGAGGGCGTTGGAGAGTACGGAATACCACTGTTAGAACCTACAGAGTTTGAGAAATGTGAATTTATAGGATTCAACTATTGCAGAACCTGTAAGGACAAGGAGGGGAAAGGCGTACATTTTTTTCTGGATGACTACCAGTTCAATCGTATCTGGAACCAGCCAAACAAATACCTGCCGATCTTACAGCAGTTCCGGTATGTAATGACACCGGATTTCTCCATGTATACGGATTTTCCGAAAATCATTCAAATCTACAACCATTACCGAAAACACTGGATCGGAGCGTATTTACAGGAAAATGGAGTGGATGTAATACCAACGATAAGCTGGAGTACACCGGATTCTTACGAATGGTGTTTCGATGGAGAACCTACAAACGGAACAGTAGCCGTATCCAGCGTTGGAACGCAAAAGAACAAGAGAGCAAAGGAATTATTCATACAGGGATATCAAGAGATGGTAAGAAGGCTGGAACCGGAAACCATTATTTTTTATGGAAATGTACCGGAAGAATGTATGGGAAATATCGTACATGTTCGGGCGTTTCAGGAGAAATTCAAGGAGGCAAAATGTAATGGGTGGTAGAGGTGCTGCCAGTGGTGCAGCGAATGGAATGGCATTAGGGCGAAAGATGAGTGTTTCAAAGTTTTTAGAAAATCTAAAAAAAAATAATGCTAATACGGTGTTTAATAATTTGTCAGAACTTTCACCCAAAGTAGGGAAAACAGGTTTTTTTACGAATGGAAATGCCGTAGAATTTCAGGAGGCAGTCGTTGAATCTGGTTCTGATAAATTATCTGTACGTTTTTATAATCAATGGAATCCGATTCAGGTTACAAGACCGACAACGGCAATCAAACAGAGAATTGAAGTTGTACATTATAGGGATGGAAATGTTGTTGCAATTTATAAGTTGAATGAAAAGAGTAGCAAAAGTTTAAAAAATGCTGAAAAAAATTATCACGAAATGCTTAATGAATGGAAAAAAGCAACACATCAAAAAACGATATTCTTGAGATGATGAAAAAGGAGAAAATGAAAGGTATGGGTGGTAGAGGGAGTTCTAGTGGGGTTAGCGTTAAAGGAAAAGCCTATGGAACGGAATACACGACGTTACATGAATCTGGAAATATAAAATTTGTCAGGTATAATGATTCGAAGTCGTCAAAAACTCCAATAGAAACAATGACAAATAGGCGAGTATACGTGACAATAGATAACAGGGATAACATATCTGCAATTACGTATTATGATGAAGAAAATAAAAGAAGTAAGCAGATTGACTTGATGCATCCACATAAGAACATGATACCTCATACGCACCACGGATATCTGCATAATGAAAATGACGGGGCGAAAGGTGCCGCAAATTTAACACCGAAAGAAAAACGAATGGTTGAAAGTGTAACAGACAAATGGTACAATAGAAGAGGCAAATGATCGTATAGGGTGAGTACGCCTTGATAGAGGAGGCTCCGGTTGAAATCCGGATATTTGCTGAAAGAGACTCAGAAATGGGTCTCTTTTTTATGCACAAAAAAGGAGGATATATGGGCGGACGTGGAAGCAACAGCAATTTAGGCGGAGGTTCTGGCAGCGGACTGAAAACAACTGGGCTTGATGTAACGCATAACGGTGAAACAACCAGATATTATTTCACGAGCAAAGATGGTCAGAATTACTACCAGAGGGGAATCAGCGGAACACCAGAGCCAACGCCTCTGAATATGTCTGCAAAAGAGTTCCGGCAAAGAGTAGAATCCAACGGAGCCATAACAAAAGCTGTTTCAAATGCAGAGTATAAAAAAGCCGAAAAAGCTTATCAGAAGGAAAGAGACAGCAGACCGGATTATGAGCTTGGTATAGGATTGAAAGATAACAGTGCATACAGAAGAACAGCACGGAAAAACCGAGTTATGAACCGGGTAATGAAACGAAAGTAATGACAAGGAGGTGGCATAATGGCTACGAAAAAGGCGGTCGGACGGCCACCAAAATATAAATGCAAGGAAGAAATCGAAGAGAAGATCGACGCATATTTCAAAGAATGTGAAGGTGAAATACTGAGAGATGGCAACGGAGAACCGGTAATGGACAAATTCGGTCATTCGATAACGATAAACAGCAGGCCGCCTACCGTGACAGGATTGGCTCTTGCACTGGGTTTTACGAGCAGGATGGCATTGCTTAACTACCAGGCTAAGAAAGAGTTCGTTGACACGATAACGCGTGCGAAGAGCATGGTGGAAGCATACACGGAGCAACGTCTTTTTGATCGTGATGGTGCAAATGGTGCACAGTTCAGCCTGAGAAACAATTTCAAGGGCTGGAACGAACGGCAGAGGACAGAACTGGATGAAGCAGAGCAGAAAGCGAGAATCGAGCAGCTGAAAGCTCAGACGGATCTGATCAAGGCGAAAGCCCAGACAGATGACGAAACAGAAGCCGCTGATGATGGATTCTTAGAGGCACTGAAAGGAACAGCCGCAGAGGACTGGGCAGATGAAGAAAACTAAGCAGTATTTCCATTTCCAGCCGTTTTCCAGGAAACAGCGGCAGGTTCTTAACTGGTGGACAGAGGAATCGCCCGTAAAGGACTGTGACGGAATTATAGCGGACGGAGCAATCCGTTCGGGAAAAACAGTCAGTATGTCACTTTCGTTCGTCCTGTGGGCAATGAGCAGCTTTCAGGGGCAGAACTTCGCCATGTGTGGTAAGACAATCGGTTCTTTCAGACGAAACGTTTTGTTCTGGTTGAAATTAATGTTGAAATCAAGAGGTTATCGTGTTTCGGATCACCGAGCAGATAATCTTGTTGTCATCTCGAAAGGTGACGTCGAGAACTATTTCTACATATTCGGTGGAAAAGACGAACGATCACAGGATCTTATCCAGGGAATTACCCTGGCCGGTGTGTTTTTTGACGAGGTTGCACTAATGCCGGAGTCCTTCGTCAACCAGGCGACCGGACGATGTTCTGTGGATGGTTCAAAATTCTGGTTCAACTGTAATCCGGATGGCCCGTATCACTGGTTCAAGCAAAACTGGATTGACCAGAAAGAAAAGAAAAACCTGATCTATCTGCATTTCACGATGGATGATAACTTAAGCTTGTCAGAAAAAGTGAAAATCAGATACCGGGGAATGTATTCCGGCGTATTCTATCAGCGGTATATTCTTGGATTGTGGTGCATGGCTGAGGGTATCATCTATGATATGTTCGACAAGACGAAACATATCAAAAACATTCTATCGTTCTGTGACCGCCTGCTGCTGTCAGGTCGCTATGTATCGTGCGACTACGGTACGCAGAATGCAACGGTATTTCTGCTGTGGAACAAGGGTACAGACGGTGTCTGGTACTGCATCCGGGAATATTATTATTCCGGCAGAACAGAGGGGAAGCAGAAAACAGACAGTGAGTATGCAGACGATCTGGAAAGCTGGTTGGAAGAAACGAAAATCAAGGGAATTATCGTGGATCCATCTGCAGCATCATTCATTGCAGAGTTGAGAAAGCGAGGATACAAAGTGGTCAAAGCGAAGAACAACGTAGAAGATGGCATTCGTGTTGTAGGAACGAAGCTGAACCAGGAAGCAATCATATTTGCAGATTCCTGTGTAAATACCATTCAGGAATTTGGCTCGTATATCTGGGATGAAGCGGCAGCAGCACATGGAGAAGACAGACCGGTAAAAGAACATGATCATTGTTTGACAGGCGACACGTTAATAGACACAGTAGATGGACAAATTCCGATAGAAAAATTGGTAGGCAAGAAAGGAAAAGTATATTGTTATGATGCGAAACGAAGAAAGAAAACGATATCTACATTTTACAATGTAAGAAAGACGAGGAAAAATGCAGATATTTATAAACTTACTTTGGAAGATGGAAGCAGTATAAAAATGACAGAGGAACATCTTTTGTATACACAAAGAGGTTGGATTGCATTAAAGCAACTTAAGAATGATGATAAAATAGCAAAAATAAATATTTAATATTTTATAAATATAAATAAAAGGTGCCGTATAAACGACACCTACTATTTTTCGTAGCGGGATTCGAACCCGCATTTGATTGTTAGTTAGACAATTGCTTTATCCATTAAGCTATACGTCCTTTTAGTTACCCAAAGGGCATTTATATAATATTATATTTTATGATAAATGTCAAATTTTACTTGACTTTTGCCAGACATAATATATAATAGAATTATGCCAGACAAAAGTGAGGTGAAACAATGAGTCCACGAACCGGCAGACCAACAGACAATCCTCGTCCAAATAAAATCAGTATTCGGATTAGCGATTCGGATAAAGAAATTTTGGAAAAATATTGCGAAAAGGAAAAAGTGAATAAGACAGAGGCGATTAGTAGAGGAATAAAAATGTTGGATAAAAAGTAAAACAGTCGTAGTACCGACCAAAGCACACACGACTGTTTGTCCAGAAGTTTCCTTCTGTAAATATTATAATGCAGATGGAGACTTCTTTCAAGAACCAAAATTTGAAAGGAGTTTTTATTTATGAACCAGATTGAAAAAATATATATAGCGTGGTCAGAAGAACAAATAGATAACGAGGAAATAATAGTCATTTACAGAAAGATAGCGGATGAGTTGGAAGAAAAATTAGGTTTTCAGAAATTTAATGAAATAGATAAACTGATTATGGACTGTATTGCCGCAGAGCGAATTAAAGCGTTTAAAGGTGGCTTTAATCAGGCAACTGCTATCTGGAAGGAGTGTTGCTAATGTCTGAAAAATTTCAATTTTTTGATGGAAGAAAGTTTACTCGAGATGATCAAACAGGATATTACTTATGTTCTACTGAAAATGAAACAAAAGTAAGAAAACGGATGCATGTATATGTTTGGGAATATTTTTATGGATCAGTTCCAGAAGGCTATCACATTCATCATATAGATGGGGACAAAAGCAATAATGCCATTCAAAATCTTCAATTGTTGTCGGCAAAAGAGCATGAAAAACTTCACGGGAAAATGTGGACAGATGAGAGAATGGAAAAAGCACGAAAAAATATGGAGAAAGCATCTGTTAAAGCGAAAGAATGGCATAGCAGCGAAGATGGTCACAAGTGGCACAAAGAACATTACGAAAAAACGAAAGAGAAATTGTATCAGATACGTCAATTTAAGTGCCTTATGTGTGGCAAGGAATTTCAGTCCACACAGGCTATGGCAAAATTTTGTTGTAATAATTGCAAAAGTGCGTATCGAAGAAAAATAGGTATTGATGATGTTACAAAAATCTGTAGTTGCTGCGGAGGTGAATATACTGCGAACAAATATCAAAAAACAAAATACTGTCCAGCTTGTAAAGATAAAAAGCATAAGAAAAATAGGCAAGGCTGATGTTTATAATATGGAAGTCAAGAACCACCACAACTTTAGTGTTTGTGGTGGTTTTATTGTGCATAATTGCATGGATGCATTACGCTATTTTGTATACACAATTTTGAATAATCAAACAGCAATCATCCGGAGTAAGCAAAAAGCGGGATTCCATTAAGAGAGGACGGTGAGAAAATATGCATGTTTTTACAATACCTGCGGATAAGTGGGATGAAACAAATCCGGACAAGCAGGCAATCAGGCATCTGATCATGAAACATAGAAGAAGTTATGAACGTCTGAAAGGTCTGAAAAATTATTACGAAGGCAGACATAAGATTCTGGACGAAGACCGGGAAAACAGGCTGGTATGCAATCATGCAAAAGACATCGCAGATACAGCCAGCAGTTATTTCATCGGCAATCCGGTCAGTTACAAAAGCCCGGATGATATCGCAGCACTTACAGATGCCCTGGAACACGCCGGGGCGGATGAAGTGGACGGTGACAACGGCCTTGACCTGTCTGTATATGGCAGGGCGTACGAGTACATATACACCAAGCAGGGCGAAACAGAGCTGACAATCAAGAATCTGCCTCCTGAAAATACATTCATGGTATACGATGACACCATAGAGCAGAATGAGCTTTTTGGTGTCTATTATTATGCCAGAATTGACTCCACAGACCAAACGAACATTACTTACATTGCAACGGTACTGACACAGAATTACAAGTACGTGCTGGACATTCAGGATATTGAAGGACCACAGGCACTGATCGAGCAGCCAGAGGCACATTTCAAGGGAGAAGTGCCGCTGATCGAATACCAGAACAATAAGCTGGCGTTGGGTGACTATGAGTTACAGATCCCGCTGATTGATGCTTACAATGTGCTGATGAGCGACCGTGTGACCGACAAGGAGCAGTTCGTGGACGCAATCCTTGCATTGTACGGCACGTTACTTTCCGATGAGGAAATGGACCAGGACGGAGACCAGAGCATTGGAGAGAAAGCCATGCAGCACTTGCGAAAGGAAAAGCTTCTGGAACTTCCTTCGGATGCAAGGGCAGAATATCTCACATGCACGTTCGATGAAAATGGCGTAGAGATCCTGAAAAGGGCAATCGAGCAGGATATCCACAAATTTTCCCACATTCCGTGCATGACAGATGAAAGCTTTGGTGGCAATGTAAGTGGTGTGGCGATGGAATTTAAACTGCTTGGTATGGAAAATATCACAAAAATCAAAACCCGGTATTACAAGAAGGGACTGAGAAAGAGGCTGAGGATTTTCGCAAACTTCCTGAATACACGTTCAGGGATCCACATTGATACAGCTGGAATTGTACCGGTATTCACGCGTGCGATGCCGAAAAATCTGCTGGAAATCTCACAGATTGTTTCTAACCTGTGGGGAAAAGTCAGCCGCAAAACACTGCTTTCACAGGTGCCATTCGTGGATGATGTAGAAAGTGAGTTGGAAGCAGTCGAAGAGGAAGAACAGGAAGCGGTCAAACGGCAGCAGGAAATGTTCGGAAATCAGCCCAATACGCCATTTTCTCCCGAAGATGATACGGATGGTCAAAAGGATGTAGAGAACGGAAATGACAAAGAATGAGAAGTACTGGCAGGCAAGGACAGCACAGCGGATGTGGGAACATATGCAGAGTGCAGAAGAAACGGCTGACCAGGTAGCCAAAGTCTATGCCAAAGCATCCTTGTACCTGAGCAGGGAAATGCAGGATATCTTCAAGAAGTATGTGGAGAAACACCATCTGACGGAAAAAGAAGCATTACAGCTTTTGAATACATTGAGGGATCGCACTTCTATCGAAGAACTGCGTCAGAGGTTGCAGAGTAGCAGCCAAAAGCAAGAGATTGCAGATCTGCTTGCAGAATTGGAAGCTCCGGCATACCAGGCACGCATACAGAGGTTACAAGAGCTGCAAACGCAGATAGATCTTGTCATGCAGCAGGTCTATAAACAGGAGCAGGCGATTACAACGGCTCATTATATCCAGCTGGCAGAAAAGGCATATAATCAGTCAATCTTCGACGTTCAGCAACGAACCGGGTTCGGATTTTCATTTTCCCATATCGACCAAAAGCAAGTTGACAAGGTATTGAAAAGTAAGTGGTCTGGCATGAATTACTCCGAGAGAGTCTGGAGAAATACCAGGGCAGTTGCCCAGGAAGTGAAAGAAGCCCTGCTCGTGAACCTGATCACAGGCAGAACAGAAAGAGAGACAGCAGAAATGCTGACGAAAAAATTTGCCGGTGGATCCAGTAAGGCAAGAAGGCTGATCAGAACAGAAAGCTGTTATCTGTCCAACCAGCTCGAAATGGAATCCTACAAGGAATGTGGAATTGATAAGTACCAGTATCTTGCGACACTGGATCTTCGAACATCGGAGATCTGCCAGGAACTGGACGGAAAAGTATTCCTTGTGAAAGATCAGCAGCCTGGAAAGAATTGCCCGCCCATGCACCCATGGTGCAGATCGACAACAATCGCTATCATAGGCGAAAAGATGTTGGAGGGAATGAAGAGAAGGGCAAGAGATCCGGTAACCGGGAAGACCTATCTTGTACCAGCGTCTATGAACTATAGAGAATGGTATGCGAAATATGTTAAGAGCGATGGCAAAACGGTTGCAAAAGAGGCTGGTTCTGATATAATAGAGATGACAAGAAAGGCAGATGTAAATGAGGAAGATTATAAATCAAATGAACATCGGAAAATATGCAGCCCTTGAATTAAGTGATGATTTGCCGATGAATAACTATACCAAGTACAGGATAGCAGGAAAGATTTACAATATTGTTCCTGTGTATGACCTGCCTCGACATATCGCAATAGAAGCACAAGGGGATTTTGTTGGAAAAACAGTGGAATTTATTAAATAAAAATAGTATTCGAAAAAGGAATAGAAATTGTGGATACTGCAACAAATGTAATTTGATACCATCAGCCGAAAGGCCGGTGGTATTTTTATACCCATTTTTAAGAAAGCGAGGATAAGAACATGATTATCACAGGGATGGCACATTTTGAAAGCGTTTGTAAAAAGAAACTGGTTAATTGGTACAACAAGA